TGATATCACAGACCAGTCAAATGTAGATCGTGTTATCTCAGAAGAAAAACCAGACTACTTTATTAACTTTGCCGCCAATTCATTCGTAGGAGTTAGTTGGGACATGCCAGAGAACCACATGAATACAAATTGCATGGCGGTTCTTTATCAACTTGAAGCAATACGCAAGCACTGTCCAGATTGCCATTATTACAACGCTGGTTCGTCCGAAGAGTTTGGCGACGTAGTTACTGCCCCACAGGACGAGACGCATCCACTGCGCCCCAGAAGCCCTTACGGAGCATCTAAGGCCGCAGCGAGACACTTAGTAAAAGTATGGCGTGAAAGTTACAATTTATACGCCATTCAGGGATGGTTGTTTAATCACGAAGGAACAAGGAGGGGCGAAGAATTCCTTACCCGCAAGGTAACTAAAGGTGTTGCTAGAATTGTTAAAGAAATTAGAGATGGGAAAACACCAGTTCCGCTTGAGCTTGGTAATTTAGAGGCTAAAAGAGACTGGTCGGACGCTGAAGATTTTGTCCACGGTATTTGGTTAATGCTTAACCAAGAAAAACCAAAAGAATATGTATTAGCTTCTGGGGAGACTCATACTATTCGGGAATTCGTTGAGTCTGCATTTGGCTTCGCTGGATTTAATCCAGATGAATGCTATTGGGAAGGTGAGGGATCACATTCTAAATATTATCATTGCGACCAAATGCTAGTTAAAATAAACCCAAAATACTACAGACCTGCTGAAGTTAATTTACTTCTTGGCGACCCAAGTCTTGCTGAAGAAGAAATGGGTTGGGTAAGAAAAACAGATTTCTATGGTCTAGTAAAGAAAATGGTTTCCAATGATTTAAGCCCTTCCAATTAAAGACCAACCTTTAGATTGTTTTGCTTTAGACCTAACAAGCCTATCCAGAACCCATGTTTTTAGCTTATGGTCTTTACAGACTTTATATGTTGTCCCGACAACAAGCTCTCCGCATGGATTTAAAAACTCATAAACCCAAGCCCTTTTTATATCTTCTTGATTAGAAGTCGCTCTTATGAAATCCTGAGAAAAGTCTGAAATTTTTGAAGTTAAATTTAATAATGCAGATTTATTTAATTTTTCCTTTTTACAAAACTCTGTTAAATTATCTATTTCGACAACCTTTTTAGTGGAAGCTTTTATTAAAAATACTTTTTTTGATTTGGTATTTGATATCTTTAATTTTGTAGACTCATTTTGTAAGTCGTGCTGTTGTCCTCCACACAATCTTATATTGTAGCCATTCGGTATATATGAATTAAAAAAATTAGCATAATAACCCTCCATGTCATTTAAAGCCTCTTGATTTTTAATTCCACTTTCTAAAATTTCAAATTTAAAACTATCTATTCCATACTTTATTACAGAATGTTTTAAATAAGGGTTGTTTGATGATCTCCACCATTTAGGTCTATATCTCTTTTTCAATCCCACCTTAGTTTGCCCTATATATTTTTTCCCATTCAATATATTAGTGATTCTATATATTTGTCCGTTCATGTCATTAATTACACTAATTAGTAAAAAATATGAAAAAACTATTGACAACGATATTAAGCTATGATATTGTTATCACATGCCTAGAGGTCAAAAGAAATGCAAATCATGCGGAGAGTTTGTTGGGTCGAGAGTCTCAACCTGTTCTTGCGGTCATGTATTCCCAAAGGCAAAGCCGAAGAAAAAAGCCAAACCCTTCTTTAAAGAAAGGAAGGAGTTTATTAAGCGGATGCTTAAGGGAGGCAAGTCAGAAAACTTGCAGTTGGATATGATGGTTGTAACCAAGATATTCGAATCTTTTGACAATAATTTGGATTTCTTAAACAATATCTCTCCTCCCTTTAAGCTTGATAAAAGTATAAAGTTCTTTTTAACAGGGGATGGCAAAAAATATCTCAACAAGAAAAAATTGGAGTTTGATTACATTCCTCCAGAGATTGAGAAAATAGTTGACTGCAACGAGAAGATAGGTAATGATATATCTACAAACAAAATAAAAACATTAAGACAATTTTTAAACAATGAGTAAAATAAAAACATCAGAGTTTGCTAAGGAATACCTTAAAGCAAACAAGGACTTGCATTATAACCTAACTGAAGACGTAGATGAATACGTTGTATCTAGCGGTTCAATGAATTTAGATTCATACTTGGGCGGAGGACTATCTTCTGGAGTGCATCGATTCGTTGGGGCTAACGAAGGAGGCAAAACCAATGAAGCTTTACAAGTAATGTACAACATGCTAAATACGGTTGAAAACTCAAAAGCTTTATTTGTAAAAGCAGAGGGGAGACTTTCTAAAGATGTTAGAAAGCGTTCTGGAATAACCTTTGTTACCGATCCAGATGAATGGGTTGTAGGAACATGTTTCGTTTTTGAAAGTAATGTTTTTGATGCTGTTTTTGATTTTCTTAGAGGCTTGCTAAAGAACAACCCAGACAAAGAAAGGCTTTGCGTTGTAATAGATAGTATGGATGGTCTCTTGCCCCAATCAGAACTTGAAAAAAGAACTAGTGACGCGGCAAAAGTTGCGGCTGGAGCTTTAATGACTTCGGATTTCCTCAAGAGAGTTAGTCTTGGTATGTGTAAATTCGGACATATGCTGATTATGATTTCTCAGATCAGAGCAAAGGTAGATATTAATCCTTATGCAAAAGGAGACCCAAACAATCAGACAAATGCAAGTGGTGGAAACGCTGCTTTACATTATCCAGATTGGATCTTAGAATTCCAAAAACAATTCAAGTCAGATAAAATCTTAGAAAAGCCAACCGAACAAATCGGGCCTAATAATAAAATATATGGACATATGGCTAAAGTTCTTATTTGTAAGTCTACTAATGAATCCACTGGCCAGCTTGTAAAATACCCAATTAAACACGGCAGGATTAATGGAAAATCTATTTGGGTCGAACGTGAAATTGTAGAGATGCTTCTCATGTGGGACTTTATGGGTAAAAAGGGTTCTTGGTTTGACTTTGATGAAGAGGTAATATCTTATTTGGCAGACAAAGAGGTTGAATCAAAAACTAAATTTCAGGGCATGGCGTCTATATATGAATATCTGGAAAAAAACCCTAAAGTTTCAGAGGTTCTAGAACAGTTTGTTAAAGAAAAAATTCTTACCTAATGATATTTACATCAATACACGGTAGAGATTTAAAAATGAAAAACCCCACAAAATACTTAATTAAGTGGGATAAAAAATGCAGGAGTAAGATACAAAAAAGAGTAAAGGATTTACTCTATAAACATTGGATTGCAGATGTTGTCTTTGAAGAGTTCCCCGTAATGGGTTCTAGGATGACTATTGACTTTTATAACGCGAACAAGAAAATAGCAATAGAGGTTGATGGAGGCCAACACTATAAGTATAATAAATTTTTTCACGCGAATGATAGGCAGAAGTTTCTAGAACAATTAAAAAGAGACGAAACAAAAGATAACTTCTGTGAAATGAATAAAATAGAACTTATAAGAATCATAGAATCAGACAAATTAGATGACAATTTATTGAAAACACTAAAAATTATATGAATCCCAAAAAACAAATCAAACAAGAATCAACAATACCCGAAAGCCTCCTTACTCGCCTTTATGATAGTACTGGGTGTATGTCTTACGGCACAAAAGGATTTCTCCTTTTTTATGTTAACGACCAAGGGACTCCTTCTGTTTTCTCTAATACAAGTAATGCTTGTATAGATATGGCTCTCCATAAACTTGTAGAGCTATACATGACACAACCACAAAGACCAAACGACAACTTATGAAAATTTTACTTATACTCGCTTTGCTTTTAGCTATTAACACTTCTTGCTATGCTCATTGCGGAAATTCTTGCTACCAAAATTCATATAGGCCTCCATCGACAGGGTTTCTTCCTTGCGGGTGCAGCTACTATTTAAGGAAAAAATTTGTTGGTTGGGATTGTAATAAAAAGCCCATTTATCGGTATGTTAAAATAAGTTCACATAAACGTTGCAGGGAAAGACATTATATGCATAATAGATATAAACCAAGATACTACCTACCCACTTATAAAAACCCACAAAAAAGATAAATTTAAATAAT